TAGTGCTGCCATTTCGTCTTCAGTGAGACCAGCAATTGTTGCTAACTTGGTCAGAGCAGAGGTACGGGCTGCTTGTTTAGCCGCATACTCCGTTTCAACTAATTGAAATGCCACATTATCGGCTTCGCGTTGTGCAATAAATGCTTCTTTATCAGCACCTTTAAGTTCAATTGTTTGGTCGTCTATACCAATTATTATTTTATCAGTTGCCATTATTTATTCCTCACTTATTATAGCCGTAAACGCTTATTGAGCCAGTTATATTATTAGCATTTGGTAAAATAATGACATCAGTAAAAGAAGTAGTTGCGTCAAATTGTCCTGAATATGATTGACTTCTAAAATTAACTTGAGTTCTTGAACCACTACCAAAACCATTAAAATATGTGTTTTTAGTTGCAAATGGATTTACAACATCTATTTGTGCATTTGCTTCAGTTGTTGTGTTAGATGGAATTGTAACAATATAGGCTGAAGTGGCAGCAGTCTGAATTAAATAAGTTCCAGATGCAGCATCAACATATTGACCTTTTAAGTTGTAAGACGCATTTGTGTTTGGTGTTCCTGAAGTTCCAAATCTTATATTAAGAATCGATAAACCTGTTGAGGAAACAGAATCTATATTTACAACAATTCTATAATTATCATAAGTTGCACTAAAACAATTATTTACTGCTTGGCTGGCTACTCCACTAAAACTAGTGGTATTAATTAAGACTAGACCTTGTGGGGCTAAATCAACTCCAACCCCACTGGTTTTAAAAGATTTAACTGACATTAGACATCAATCTCGCTTCCGAATACGTTGAAAGAAAGGTCTGCAGTAGAACCTTCAACAGTAATAACATCTGCTGCATCTGCTGTCAAACCAAGGGTTAAAGCAATTGTGTCGTTAGGTGTAATAGGGGCATCATAAGCAATATAATGTTGGTCTGCTCCTGTTGCACCATTAGGTCTCACAGAGATACGATACTTCGCTGTTGCTGTACCTGTTGTGCGACTGCAAACAGTGATTGTAGAAACCACTGCATATTTCAATGAAGGAACAGTGTAAACATCTGTTGCAGTTGTTGCAGCAGGGGCTGACTGTCCCAGTACTTTATATACTGTTGCCATTATTTATTTTCCTTTGTTATCATATTTTTATTACCCACCCATTAACAGCAAAACAGAAACGTTATCTTTTTCGCTGTTAAGAATTGTGTTTGAATCAAAATCAATAGTTTTATTAGTTAAAGTCTGTGTATCAGTTGTACCAACCACAGCACCTGTAACACCGTGAACACCAGTAGAAGCAGCAATGTGTTCTTGTGGTTCACGTAAATCACGGCCAGAGATAACGTGCTTAACAACAGCAGCAGCAGAGTGAGCAGTACCACTTGTGCCATCCTGTCCACGAACAACAGTAAGAGTTGTACCAGCGGCAGCGGTGACGTTAACAAGTTCCTCGGAAGCATTGTCATAGTCAAGTGCTAAAGTGTAAGGGTATGATGTTGGAAACCCTGAAGTTGAAGCAACAGTGATAGAAGTTGCAGAAGAGTTAACGCCACCAGTTAAAGTGGTATCAACAGCAGTAGACGAATAATAACGATTAACTGGCATTACTTACCTTCCATATCTTACGCGAATTGGGAAATCTTCCTGTTGGCGTTTAGAAGCAACAGTAAGCCTTTGTTGATAAAGTTGAAACAAAGCCCTAGTAACAGTTCCACCTGAACCAATAGGTGAAGCCTGGTCAATCTGGTCAACCTCGGCGCTTTGACCTGGCAGACGTGAAACGTCCAAGTAACCTGCAACACGGTACGCTGCACCTAATACAACAGGTTCTTTAGCGTAGGCAGGTAGATAGGTTACGTCTTCAAAATCATCTGATGATAAAAACATTTCTTGTGGTTGACGTGAATAAACCACGTGCACAGTGCGACCTGGAACAATACCGTCATAAACAGATATTGTTTTACCAGTATTAAAAGTACCAACATAGGCGTTCTTGTTAATAGAATACTGTCTGACAGGAAGCCACTCTTGTGTTGGACCAGTTGTTTGCCACATAACTTGTAGAATTTCATCTGCTTCTGATGGAAGTTCGTAAGTGTTTTGGCTTGATATGAAACTAAATGTTGTGTAGAACACACCGAACAAGTCAGGGAACACACCAGTTACAGCGTTGTTTATTTGTTTACGGATAACATCTTTAGGAAAACTTGGGGAGATAGTGACTCTATCACCAATATTGTGTGGTGCTTTTTGTGTTGAACGAAAACCTCTACCGTAAGGTGCAATAGTTGCAATGTTGGTTGTACGGTCAAAGGATTCAATCCACATTAACTCATCCCCAACTTCAACAAGTCCTTTAGATAAAGTTGCGGCATCAGACACAGTCATAGTTAGTTGTGTGTCAGTCATAGCGGCAGTTAAATAAGTTGATTGGTCTTGGCGTTGAGTGTACCCAGATAAGGCAATAAGTGTTTCATCAACGAGGTCAGAAAAACTTGGCATTAGTCCTCAACTTCTCTTAGAGCAGGAATAGCAGACAAACCTGTTGTTCCTGCAAGTTCATTACATACAGCGTTTAAACCTTTATAGTCAGCGGCACTGCGACCTGCTGAGGCTTTCTTATTAAGTGCACCATTAAGACCAAGACCGGTTGTGCCAGCCCATTTGTTGGCAGCACCTTGAGCATCTTGATAGGTTTCACGTGCAGGATAAGATGCACCACCATTAGCAAGTCTGTTTAATTCGTCAACAAGTGTTGAACCAGCAAAACCGTAAGTCATTATTTATTCTTTCTCGCAACAGCCATATTGTCAATTAAATTAGGATATGGTCTACCAGCCTTTTGGGCACGTGCTTTAGCAGCAGCCTTCTGAGCAGGTGTTAATTTGGTTGATTTCTTTTTAGGGTTTTTTGTTTCCCAAACAGGTTTCTTTTTCATTTGCAGTTACAGTCCCACGCTCTCAATGATTTGTTTATACGACTGTTAGGGTCTCTAGCAGTCTTAGCAGAAGTCAACTTAGACTTCATACCACACATACGACCACAGAAAGATTTACGTCTTGCTGCAGACTTAGGTGATTTTTTGGCTGCCGCCGCTTTAACAGGTGGTTTAAGGTTCATACCTTGTGCCTTAGCACTAGCACGACCTTTAGCATTCAACCCACCTTTAGGGTTTTTGCCAGCAGCACGTTGCCAAGCAGGTGATTTAGCCATTATTTTTCCTCATCTTCAACATCCCAAACACGGTCATTAATAATCCTACCAATAACTAAATCTTTTCTATTAGCAAAGGAAGGCTCAAACACACGAACCCTATTATTAGGTTGTATGGCAAAGTTGCCATCATCACGTTGGATAACGTGACCACATTTATGTTCATTAGGTGTTTCCGAATAACCATCATCAAGCCTATTAGAATCAGGATTATGCCAATCCAAAGTAAACAAATATTTACCCTGAACAACATTTTTCTGACGGTCTTTGTAACTCATTCTAAGGTTTGCTAAATTAGCAAACTTAGTCACAGATACATATGGGCTAAACGAGTTCCATAAAACAAGTTCGTGCAAATCAACCTCTGGAACACCAGGTTTTGTACAAAACGCATTCAATGGCATACGCCACCAAAGCCCACCATCTTCCATCATAAAATGAAACAAAGGGGAACGATTCTGCACACTTGACACACCAAATATTACACATTCAAAATATTGATTGTGTGAATCTATTTGGTTACGCAAAAAGTTACCACGCACATAACAATCTATCGGTGGAATATTTGCGTTTAACTCAGGCATTATTACTTATTGTTTTTAGGTTCGTTCTTGTACTTACCAACCTCAACAAATTTTGGTTGAGGCATACGAGGTGGAACTCCACCTTTTGCTTTAGCAGGTTTGTTAACTTCTGAACCGCCAACACCGTAAGGGTTGACAGCACCATAACATCCACAATCACACATATTATATTCCTAACTTGTTCATAGCATTTGCTATTTTTTTGTTGGCAAGCCTATGAGCCGGTGCCATCTTCTCACCGTTATACGCTTTACCAAGATTCTCACTAGCCTTATGGGCATCCTTAATTGCTTTCATACTAGTACCAGCAGGTTGAATACCCTGTCGTCTAGCATCAGCATAAGCATTAAGTTCAGCATCCCACTTCTTACGGGAAACAACACGCATATGTGCAGCATCACCAGGATGCAACTCTAACGTGGAAGCCTTACAACCAAAACAACCTTCAACATAATCAGGATGGGTTCTCTGTCTGTGTAGCGACATAGTTCTCCTCCAACCACTTCAAGTTATCTTGTAAGCGCCCGTCCTCCGGATTAGCCTCAAGGGCCATTTTAATGTACTTTAAAGATTCTTCTTTCTTACCAAGTTGCCAACCTGCAACAGCCAACAAATCGTAGCAACGCCAATCCCAAATTGATTTATCATTTAGATAATGGGTTGATGGTTCAAGTTCAAACACTTTACTTGCAGCATCCCAACACCCTTGCCAGTTACTAACAGTGTAAGAGAACTGTGCAAAACTAAACCAAGGTTCAAGTTCTGTTGGGTTCTCTTTAATAGCACGTTGAAACCATTTAAGAGCATTCTCTTTATTACCAAGTTTTTGTGAAGCCTCACCCGCAGCACGACACACAGCGGAACGTTCAACATACCAACCACCTGCTTGTAATGTACTAAAAGCAGACTCAATAACTTTTTCCCAATTTTCGTGAAAAAAGTATTCGCGTGTAAGATAAGCCCACATACGTGCATCACGTGGGTCTTCGTGCACAGCAGCCTGAAGCATAGGCAAATAATAAGTTCTAGCCTTAGAATCATCAGGTCTATGAAACACTGTCAAATCATAATCTAAAGTTTTCTCTTCACCCTCAGCATAACGGAAGGTTACTTCGTGACACGGTTTAATCCAACGATAACCTTCACGTGCGTGAAGCCTATTATTGTTCTTCCACTTATTACCAGTTTGCCACCAAACCCAAGCACGACCCGTGCCAGGTTCCCAAGTCTCACGAACAGTGTGAAAGAAACCCTTTTCAGGAACCTCATCCATATCAAGAGACAAACACACATCAACATCAGCAGGAATTAAAGCAAGTGCTGCGTTACGTGCATCATCAAACCTAAAAGGTTTAACAGATATTTGGTGAACAATCACATTAGGTGCTGCTTGTAAAAGTGCAACAGTTTTATCCGTTGAACCAGTATCAGCAATAACCCTAAGGTCTGCGTCTTTAGTTCCCTCAAGCCAACGCATCACGTGCTTTTCTTCATTCAAAGCAATCGTGTACGCACATATCTTAATCTTTTTCATATCGTCCCCAATATGTTATTTTGTTACATTCCGCCAAGCATAAAATTAGGAACAAACCCAAGGTCTGTACCAGTAGCACCCGTAGCGCCTGTTGGTCCGGTAGCACCAGTTATACTAGCACCAGTTGGTCCTTGTAAAGCACTAACAATTGGTTCCCAATCGGTACCATCGTAATATTTTAAAACAGCCATTTATATCCCACCTAGTAAAAACGGATTTAAACTTTCAGGAATACTTTGCCAACTAACATCATAGTCAGCATTGGAAACTTTACCAAGGTATTGACCTGTGGTTCCACCGTTAGGTACAAGTGGGCCTGTTGCATCAGTATCTAACCATACCACACCTGTGTCTGTAGGTTCAGAAATTCCGTAAACAACACCCTGCACACCTGTTGGACCTGTTGGTCCAGCAACTGTTGAGTCAGCACCAGTAGGTCCGGTTGCACCTGTTGAACCAGTAATACCAGTTGGTCCGGTTGGTCCTGTTACACCTTGAATACCTTGAGGACCTGTAGGTCCAGTCTCACCTGTTGCACCTGTCGGTCCAGTAACACCAGTTGCGCCAGTGACACCTTGCAAACCTTGGTCGCCAGTGGGACCTGTAACGCCAGTAGCACCAGTGATTCCCTGAGCGCCAGTAGGACCAGTTGGACCTGTAGCACCAGTATCGCCTTGCGAACCTGTAGGACCTGTAACACCTTGTAAACCTTGGTCACCTGTTGCCCCCGTTGCACCCGTAGCACCTACAGCACCGGTTGGGCCAGTAGGGCCAGCAACAGTGCTATCGGCACCTGTAGGTCCTGTAGAACCTGTATTGCCTGTGGCACCTGTGGTACCAGTGGGACCAGTAACACCGGTAGAACCAGTATCACCGGTCGCACCGGTAGGACCCGCAGGTCCGGTAGGGCCAGTAACACCCTGGTCGCCCTCAACACCTTGAGGACCAATAACGCCAAGTTCAACAATAACAGTCTCTTCATATTCAACATTAAGAGTTGTTGTTGTTGTTGGTATTTCAACAACTGCTGTAGAAAAAACTGTTGACATTAAGAAGTGACCCCTTCGTAAACAGTGAAGCCACCTTCAAGAAGACGAGTCACAGTACCATTAGGTGCGGTAACTTCTAAATCATAAACATAATTACCTGCAGCCAAAGCAGTAGTTTCAGCGGCAGTCAAAGCCAAAGTAAATTTACCATCAGTAGTACCAACAGTGATTTTACCGTTAGAAGATGTTAAAGAAATAATTGTTGAAACAGAAGTTGGGGAATACTTAACACTCATAGCAGCAGAATAACCGGTCACATTAACATATGTGCCATCAATTTTCCATTGTGGTCTAAGGCTAAAAGTTGAGCCTTGATAAACTTTCATATTGTATCTACCTGGTGTCATCTATTCCTCTATAATATTTGGGCCGTAACCGGCTGCAATTAAACTTGTGCGTTCTGCATCTGAAATCAAATTCTGGTGTCCACCTGGATAGTAATACAAAGCGGATTGTGTTTCCTCAACGCTTGGTGTACGAACACTATAATAGGACCCGTCAGTCCTCTGTAAAACACTATTAGCCCTAGTCAATTTGTAACGATAAAACAATGCTCCACCACCGGCAGGGCCTTCTTCAACAGTAGGTGGTAAAAAATAGTAAGCCATTGTTCTCCTTAAAGGTGTAACCCCCACCCAAAGATGGGGGCTACAAGTTTGCCTAAAACTAGGCGTTGTTGATGCTTGAGGTTGACTCAATGCGGAACAAGGATGCTTCGCGGTAGCGAGCAAATCCAAGAACGCCGTACCATCCGATTGGACGGAAACGCATTAACTTATCGGTAACAGGTCCGATAACTACGTGTGGTTCTTCAGCAACGGCTTCAGCCAATGCTTGCTTACCACAGATAAGTGTACGGAATACACGTGCGCTTGAACCACCGTCTGTAGCATTGTACAAACGTGGTGATTCTACGAACATTGCACCTTCGTAAACACCGATAGACCCTGGCCATAGATTGCCAGCACCTGATTCGTTGTAAACGTGTGCTTCGCGCCATCCGCCTGCGCCTGTTTCTGCACGTAAGTCGTGTGAAACTTCTGGATGTATTCCAACCCAGTATAGTTCACCAACACGTGGAACAGCCTTGTTTGCACGCAATTTAGCAATTGCTCTACGAACGTTTGCTGAGGTAATTTGTGAAGCAGCACCACCGGTAACACCAGTAGTTGTTGAGCCACCACCTGAGTAAATAACGTTTGAGCCTTGACGTAGCACTGTTTGTGCAAAGTTGTCAATAGAATCTGCCATATTGAATGCGATGATGTCAGCAATTGCTGGGTCAACATCAGACAATGAGAACAGTTCTAACTTGCGTGTTGCGATTGCAGCGTTACCGTATTCGTTTAGAGTTACGGTTACGTTGCTTGTATTTCCTAAAGCAACTGAATCTGGGTCTACAGTTTCAGTTAGTGTGCCGGTTACTGCCGATAAATCAGTGTATAACTGGAATACGACAGATGAACCTGGCATAGCCTGTTGTGCAGGGCGCTTATCAGCAACATCGCGGATAAGTGGCATAGCACGAAGTGCAAATTCTACATAGCGGTCATAAGCAGTTTGTACCAAGGAAGTTCCTAGGGACGCGGTGCTAGTGCTTGTATAATTTTCGGCCAATTTAGTTCACCTTCTTTCAAGGTTGATAGTAGTTGCGGTTATCTACCGAGAGATTGACCGAAAAGAAGTTGGTCAAGTTCATCCTTAGTCTTCGCAGCCATAACCTTTTGGTGTTGCGTTTGCTCACCTGAAGGGTTCTGTGCAGTTGAAGTACTTTGGTTGATACGTTGATTATCTCTAATCGTTTCCTCATCAACGGTAGGTTGAGCAGACTCTGCAGGTTGAATACCGAATACATCACTGTATTCGTTTAACCAAGCATCAATCTGTTCAGGTGTGTTCACATCACCAGGAATAAGTTTCGCTAGTTTATCTGATACACCTTTTGAGGCCAATACATCTTTGACGGAACGAGAACGCATTTCAGAACGCATTTGGTTAAGTTCAGCCTCAATGGCTTCTCTTTCCTTCTGTGCTTTCTTCAAGGCCTTACGCAATTCTGCGGGACCATTATCTTGTTCTTCTATTTCGTCTTCGTATTCGTATTGGTTGGCCATTGCAGCCACTCCCTTTCATTAAGTTGTCGTACACCACATACACAAACAGGGGAATCTGTGTTGGCTTGTACTACCGGTCTTCGGTTACGCTTCTAAGTGCCGGTGCGCTTAGCAGGTTTTTAAAACTGGCCTTGTGTTCCTTGCATCAATGAGGTTCTACTTACACCTGATTGGCCAGCAAATCTTGATTGTTCAATTTCAGCAAGTCTTCTAATTCTTTGTTTATAGTCAGCAGAAGACTCTCCACCAAACACAGCAGTTGTTGTTTCTTCTAACCCAACAGGTTGTGCACCAGGGGTTATAGCACCAAGTCTTTGTGCTTCAGGAAGAATTTGCGCAACTTGTTCAAAACCTTGACGGGCTTCTTGTTGCGTTACACCAAGTTGACCAGTAAATCTTTCAGCCATAGGTGCAGCCACTTGAATACCTTGACGGGCAGCCTCAGCACCAAACTGTGCAGCCTTTTGTTGACGAGTAATAACAGGTAAAGCACGCTCAGGGTCAAGAGCATAAGCCAACATATCACCACTATTTAAACCATAATATGTTCGCAAAGAATCAGTATAAAACTTATCAGCATTTTGTAAAGACTGATTAGCAATATTTACACGTTCTTGAAGTTCAGTGGGCGCAATATCTGCACCAATAAATTTACCAAAATCATCAGGTTGGTCATAAAAACCTGAAGGAAGTTGAGCATCTTTAAGAATCTTTTTATAAGATGATTCAACGGAAAGATATTCACCAGGAGTTAAAACAGGTAAACCTGCTTTACGGCGATTCTCATTACCAATAAAACGTTGTTTATATTCAGGTGTTTCTTGAAGTTTAAGTGTTACAGTGTCAGGTGTGAAACCTTGTTGAACAAATTCTTTAATCTTAGGTGCAAGAGCATTAAGACCATAAGAGTTAAATACTTGAGAAAGGTATTCAGACCAATCAGTGCGTTGAGATTGAAGACGAGCATTTTCAACTTCTTGTGCTGCAAGTCTTGCTGCTTCTTCAGCAGAAATTTGTGGGGTAGTACCAGCACCCGCACCTGCTTGTTGAGATTGTAAAAATGTTTGACGTTGTTCAAGGGTACCAAGAAATGCTTTAGGGTCAGTCTTAGCACTAAGTTTTGAAGTATTAGCCTTTAAAAACGCTAACTCGTTATTAGATACACCTTCACCGGTTTTAGCAGCCTGAGTAATAACTTTTTGTGCAGCAGCCTGTTGAGCCTTAGGTAAAGAGGCAACAACTTTTTTAGCCTCAGCAGCATTCTTTTTATAATCAGTTGCCATTTAAGATACCAATCCAAAATCTTGAAGAACCTTACGTGCAGTACCCATCAAACTATCTTGAGCATTCCTTGTATAATTCCAACGAGGGTCTTGACGTAACTGTTGTTGAAATTCCCACAACGGTTTTTGTTTAGGATTACCTTCAGCATCTAAACCAGTTAAAGCCTGATTAATATAAAAATCATCAACATTAATAGCATCTGGGCTTAGTTCTAAAATTTGTGACATAGTTTGAATATATGGTGAAGCAAGGTCACGCACATTACGACCAGCATCAATCTGTTTAGCCAAAGTAGGATACTTAGATTTAGCCAATTCTTTAATATTTATATCATAGGTATCTTCTGATTCTTTACCAGATAATATACCTGCTACAGAATTTTTGTACCAATCTTCACTGTATTGAATACCATAAGCACTAGCAAGTTCACGAAGTTTATTATAAGTGTTACCAGCAGCACCTTTAGTATAATCAATCTCACCTTGACGAGCAATCTCGTAAGGAAGAACGGAAGCACTAATGTCACCTCTAGCGTAAGCATTTGCTAAAGAATTAAGTTTAGCATCATCAAGAGTAACACCAAGTTGATTAGCAGAAATTCTTATAGCCTCTTTAGAAGACCTAATCTGCTTAGCGGAAACACCACCACCCTCACCGGCACCACCAATAGAGGCTGGATTAATAACAGCATCTTCCCAAGAAACTTGAGTTTTATCTGTAGTAATTTCAGGGTTAGAACGAATGTAGTTTTCATAAGATGCTTTCTTAGCATCATTAAATATTTTACCTGCCAGAGCAGCATTCATTTTACCGGTTTGATTTACACCGTATTTGGCTTGGTATTGTTTAACTTTTTCTGGAGGAAGATTATATAAAGTTACGTTAACAAATTTATTAGCATCAACTACTTCTGACTTACCACCCGTTGATTGAGGTAAAAGAAGTTGACTGCTTTTTTTGTTGATAGTAAAAAGACCAAGATTGTCTTCATCTTCAAGACTAATAGCATTATATTGAACACCAGCAATAGGTTGTTCTGCAACAAAAGTAGAACCAAGATAATATGAACCTGCTGCCCCAGGTGTAGCAGTTGAAACAGATTGAACAGTAGGAACATCAGTAGAAAGAGGTCTTACCCCTGAAGGTGTACCAGTTGGAACCTTAAATGGTTCTTCTTCTTTTTGACCAGGAAGAGGTGCATTAATGTCTTCTTCTTGAAAACCAAACTCATCTGCTATATTTTTAACACTTTTTGCTATCCCTTTACCAATACCTTCTTTAGGGATACCAAGAAACTCTTGAACAGTTTCGGATTCTTTACGGCGTTTTTCATACGCACTAATACCAGCAGCAATAGGTTCTCTAACAATATCAATTTGTTTTGTAAGTGGATTTTTACCCTTCTTAAAAGAAGGATATTGTTTAACAAGTTCTTTTTCTTTTTCTCTAGGGATGGTGAGGTATCTTTTACCTCTTCTAGTAAAACGTTCAGCGCCTTCAATTTCTACTATTTCTGGAGGTAAAGTATTATCTTTAGCAAACCTAGCCTCGGTTGCGCCAACTCCAACCCATCTTTGAAGTTCTTCATCCCATATAAATGTTAAATTAGCCACTATTTATCCTACGCCACTTCTTCAGTTTGTATGATTTCTCTAATATCAGCCATAGGGTCTCCATTAAGATACCTGTTAGCAAAGTCAGAAAAATAAGTATTGCTTTCAGTTAAAGCAAGAATAAGATTTTCATATTCTCGTCTAAGATTTTTACGTTGCGAACTACCAATTTTAGCATTTTGCCATTCAGAAAACAATCTATCTCTTTCTTGAACCCAAACTGCAACAGAAGTCCAAAGTTTCTTTTCAGCATCACTTCTTGAAATATCTTTAATAAACTGTTCATTAGATAGAGCAGTTTTAATAAGATTTAAACTTTCAGGGAAAGTGTTCTCAGAGTTACCAAAGGCTTCTTCCCAAGCACTGTTCTTAGAGTTTAACAAATTAATGTCAGCAATAAACTCTAAACGAATATCATTATTAGACTTAGCAGTAATAGATTTAAATCTTCTACCCGCTAAAGCAGCGTCACGTTTTTTGACAATAGAATCATATTCACGCCAGCCCTCTTTTTCTATTGCTTCACGTTCACGTTCAGCAAAAGTTTTAACACCAGTACCAAGAGGTTCACCAGCAATAGTTTGAGTTCTCAAATAAGCACTAGCGGCAGGTGAATACTCGCCAGGAACAACAGGATTCAAAACCATACCAACAACAGGTAACCTGTTTGCTGGGGCATCTCCAACCCATTTTTCTAACCATTTGTATTCATCAAATCTACGAACTGCTTCTTGTTCAGGAGCAATACTTGTAGTAAACTTTGTACCGGAAACAAGAGCACGCATAGCCTCATTACCATACAATGATATGAAATCTTGTGCTGCTGCTTGATAAGGTGCAATACCTGGTTTATCTGCTAATAGTTGCGGATTGGTAGCATAGTTTAATTCAAGTCTATCAAATTCATCACGATAAAAAATAGTGTTTGGTTCAAAAGTTAAACCTATAGGGCTTAAAAATCTTGTAACAAATCTCCACTGCATAAATTTAACAGTGTCTTTAATTGATTCATCAAGTTGTGGTTCAGGGGAATCAGGATTGTTTAATTCCCAATCAATACGTTTAGCGGTGTGAATGGACCAAAGGCTTGATGCCACAGCATCAGAACTAAACTTTAAATCTTTACCAACAATTTGTGTTCTAATGGCTTGTGCTAAAGAAGATGCTGAACCTGGAATAAATGTTTGTTCAATAACATTGCTTGCAAAACCTAAACCAATATCAAAAACAGTTTTACCTTGAAGTTCTCTAGCCTCAGGAACAATACCTCTTGGAACCCCACCAAATATTAAACGATTGTAGGCTTTCTCACCCATAAAATCTTTTAATGTTGTTTCAAGACTTGGTGTTGTTTGAATTAAAGTGTTAATACTTGCTTGACCAAGCCAGTTAGGTGCTGGTCCGTTAACAAGAAAGTTAACTTGTTCAGTATTCATTTTTATTGTAAATGCTCTAGTTTTTTGGTTAGGTTTATTAAAGAAAGGAACAGTTAAGTAAGCAGCCCTTTCACCTTTTCTAGCCTCTTCAGGGCTGATAGGATTACCTTCTTCATCAACAACCATACCAACAGCCCAAGGTGAAGTACGTAGTTGTTCAAGTAAAGCAAAGTTGTATGGGTTATTGTAACCTTGTCTTACCCAGAATTTAACTGAGTTAAACATAGCGGTAGGGAAACCAAGAAGAAAACGTGAATAGTATTGAACATTGTTCATACGTCTAATTGAATAAAATGTTTCTCTTACCTGTTTTAAAGCATATTCCTGTGCGGCTGGACGTATTGTGTTTGTCCACAATTCCATAGTAATTGGAATACCTTGTTTTTTGTATCCATCAACCATTGTTTTAACCATTTGTGTACCATAGTATCTACCAAATTGGTTACGAAACAAAAGCACTTCAGGTTTAGCAATAGCATCAAAACCTCTATTAATCAAACCTTGTGCTGATTTACTTGCTCTTGAAAATGGTTCATCTAAACCAGGAAGTCTATTTGTAGCAACATTAAGAGCAGGAAGTTTCATACCCTTAGTCATTTTTTCTGCAAGTTTAACAGTAAAAACTTCGTCCATTGCAGCAATAGTTTTTTGCAATTCTTCATTTGGTATTAAACTTTTGATTTCTTTTCGGTATCTTTCAACAAGTTTTAAAAGATTTTCATTAGATAAATCTTGCAAACCTAATTGCTTACCTGAAGTTGTTAAACCCTTAGTTGCTAAGTCTTCTTCAATAAGACGATACGCTATAGAGAATCTACCGTTAGCATCTAAATCTCTTCTAAGATAAGAAACAATTTGGTTATTATCAGCACCACGCATAATACGTTGACCAACAGTATCGTTTTTTAATTGGTAAACTCTACCAGTGTATGTAGTCCAATAATCTTTAAGTAAACCTTTTTGAGCAGAATTATTAGGGTCTACACGTACTTCAGAAAGTTTTTTAACCTTAGCATCAATAGCGGCTTTAGGGTTTGTTACGTTTGCTAAGTTTGCGGCAGCACCCCATTCTACTGCTAAAGCATTACCACCAGGAGTGTCTTGTCCAATAATATCTAATTTTTTAGAAACAACTTCACCAGTAACATCATCTAAAATATCAAAAGTTTGTATACGTTCACGATACATTCTTGGTAATGTAACAGCGTGAGTAATACCAAGTAAACGCATAAAAGGTTCAAAGATAGAGTTTTTAGGAATATAACCAGGACGGATAAGAACTGCTGCAGAGAAAGCACGTTCAAAAGAATCAAACACTGCAGGTATACTTTGAAGTTTACCTCTTACCATAGTACCAAGACTTGCACCATATTGTGCACGTATTTCTTGTTCAAGAAGATTTAAGTCAAGCATAGGTTTAGAACCTTGCAGTTTAAACTTTAAAGTCTCATTAACAGCAAGAACTTCTTTACTGCCAAGTTCTTCGGCAACTAAACCGTTTTCAGTATTTCTAGCCTTATTAACAATATTATCTCTTTTAGCCTGAACAAACGCCATAGCCGGGGCGGTATCTAAAACTTCTGTGCGTTTCATTTCTTGAGCAACAGTTGCAGCCATTCTTTGTGCAATATTTTTTTCAATAGTTTCTATTGCTAAATCTTTTTGTGGTTCATTAACTGCATCAGACCAAATTTTTAATTGTTGTTTACGAAAATCTGATGTAGTAACACCATTAATATCAACTTCTTTACGAAGAAGTTTGTTTGACAAAATAACAGCACTTAACTCTTCAAGACTATCTAAAGCATTTGGATAAGTATAATCTAAATAACCACGTGGTTTTAATCTTAAAGCATTAAGAGATAATATTCTAAAAGGTCTTACAACACCGCCACCAATAATAGATTCACCAATGCCACCTTTGGCACCAATTATTCTATCAACTTTCCAACCAGTTACGTTTTGTTCTAACTTTTGTACAAAACTAAATTTTGCTGGAGACCAAGATAAAACATTTGCTTCACCAGATAATTTTCTTGTGTACCAATTTTGGTAATCATTTTGTAAACGTGGGTCATTTTTAATAATATCTTGAAGAACACTATCAAGTCTTTGTGATTCAGTACCATTATCAAGAAGTTTAGTATTTTGGTTAATTTCATCTATATTATCAAATATTGTAAGTTGAAGAGGTTCTTTTGATATTGTTATAGTATCAGCAAAAGCAGGTCTTTCAGCCTGTAAACGTTTTAAAGCATTAACACTACCATACTCTGCAAGAATAATATCACTTTTTTCTGCAGGAGTTTTAGCAGCAAGAAGTAAGTCTTTTAAAAATAAAGAATTAGAAGAATTATAAACTGAAGGTATTGCAAGCATTTCAAAATCATCTTTTGCTTTTAAAGTGCTTAAAATATCTTCAGTAATACCGTTAATAGCGGTAGCATTATCAATACTAATACCATTATCTAATTGGTTTTGAAGATTAACTAAACCTGCACTTGCTTCATTTTCAAGTTGTTCAACAACTTCAGCAGGTTTTTTTAAATCTCTTGCCAAACCAGTTTTAATTTTAGTAAATCTTGTAGCAGCACCAACACCTTTACCACCAACAAAAACTTCTAAACCAATATCTGTTAAACCAGTAATGAATTGGTAGAAAGGACTTTCTTGTGCTTCTTGACGTTGTTCTTCATCAAGAATATCGTAATCAGGGTTAAGCAATGGTAAGAAATCATAAGTTTTTTCAACAGCCTTTTTACCACCAATTGCTTCAGCAACTCCACCAACAAAACCACGAACTGGTCGTAAAGCGGTTTGGGAAAGATTGTATGCTGTTGCTTCACCATAAGAAATGCGGTCAGTAGCCTTATATATTTCTTTAGGAGAAATAATTTCACCACGGGCAGCGTATCCTGATTGTAATGCTGCAGCACCTATTGGGTCTCTAACAACAGTTTCAAATGCTTTATCTGCTGCCATCATAGGTTTTTCTAATGGTTCTAAAATTTGTAATGCTGCAGGTGCAAATTTTTCTGTAAGAAAATCACCAATAGCGGCAGTAGGTTTAGTTGATGTTAACCAGTCAGTTAAAGCACCCACTATTGTTCGCCGTCCTTTTTAGTCAATAAAGATAATAATTCATCAAACTCTTCAACGGTGTAATCCGGGATGCGTGCTAAATCAAAAGCAACCGCTCCCATAGGGTAACCGAGAGTTTGAAGTGCCATATCAAATTTCTCAGAAAATTCACTCATCTATGCGATACTCTTCAAATATTGTATAAACCCACGAAATGTACTAGAAGAAGATGGGTCATTAGCCATTGTTTCTAATGATGGTAAAAAGTTTAAAAGTTTACGATTGTCTTCAATTAGTTGTGTTTCAAATTTTTGTGAAACATTTGGACCAAGTGCTTCCATTCCTGGACCTGGACCAAGGGATGCACCAGAAGTAACTGGTTCATCAAGTTTCATTGAACGTTCACCTAAACCAATAACTGGTTGTGAGGCTGCGGCTGATGCGAGGCCCGAAGGCATACCTGATTGTTCAATACTCGGAGCCGCAGCCAAAGGAGCGGCTTGCTGCGTTTGCATTAGAGCCTGTCCTTCTCCGTATGGGAGACCTGGAACGTATTTGGCTGCTTGTGTTGCGTCACCGCTTTGACCATTACCACCACGCGCATTAACATTCATAGGATTGTTTTGCGGTGCTGTTGGTCTCATTCCACCTCTTGCCATTATTTATACGTCCTTAAATTAATTATTTACTTACCAGCGCGTTTTGGTGCTTTACCACCACGTGTACCAGATGGTTGTGCAGAGAACATAATCTTTGACATACCTGGTTTTGATGCACTTGGAACACCAGATTTTTTAACTGGTTGTTCGTATGCTTTTCCAGCAGAACCTTGGTTTGCTGGCTTCTTGCCGCCACTAAATGACTTCATTCTTTTTTCCTTTTTAGCCCGCAGGGACCATTCTTGTCACACTAGAAGATAGTGTG